CTTGAACTCTTCATAACGAACACATGATTCATGTTCTTGTATAAACTCAGCTACTTTTTCTTCTAGACCACTACGATACTTGCGTTTGTTGTGTCTCCTTTTCATACTAGTGAAATATACTCAACCATCGGTGGCTCTTTAGCTTGAGACACCTTAGATGGTAGTTCCTGTATATTATCCCAACAATCATACTTATATTTACAGAAGTGACACTCTTTAGGTAAGACCATGTTGCCTGACTCTTTTCCTCTATATGTTTCAGGAACAGGTTCATAACATCTTTCAAAAGGCTCATCATTACTTATGTAAGCAACTGTTGATCTAACTTCTTTCATTACAGCATCTTTGTCCATCTGTTCTGCTGATACATACTTGAACTCGCCATTGCCTTTGTTGATTACCCACCAACCACCTACATCAGCACCTGTACCCTCTGAATAGATAGCTAACTGTGGTATGTAACCAAATGCATCATGCTCTGCTAGACTACTATAATTATCAAACTTATGCTTATATGACCAAGCTGATGCTGACTTAACGTCATCAACCTTGCCATTTAATATAAGATCGTATTCGCCTGTAATGTTTTCACCCTCTACGTCTAGGTCAACTTTGCCATTATCTTTAAACTCAACTTTCATGGCTCGTAAGATGCCTTTGAATACTGCTTCAACAACATCTCCTAGAAACATATTGATGACAAAGTTAGAGGGCAGATCTGATCCCTTACTAGGCTTGTTCTTCTCAAACCATAGTTGGCATTTAGGTCTGCCCAAGTTAGATGGTCTTAATCTAAACTCTTGTCGTGTCTCTCCCGCAAACTGTCGGTGCAAGGCATCTCTTATATCATTAACAACAGTTTCGATAGTGTCAGAGTCCATCTTGGTTTTGTTATCAACGATATCTTTAAGATAAGCTTGAGCCAACAGTTCAACAGGATGATTCATTAGGCTACCTCAATTTCAGGTAAGTCATTCCCCACGATTTGATCAATAATCTCTGCTTCTTCTTCTGATACAGAGTTACCTCTCTTTTCATCAAAGCTAGTTGTAACATAATTATTGTAATTAGTGATCCAATCTAGAAATGACTGAAGTGTTTCAGCATCTTCTTTTTCTACATTCAATGTAGCTGATTGCAACTTAGTCAATATTGTATAATACTTGCCACCTGTCTGTAGCTCTTGTACTTCAGTTGTAAAATCAATAAGATGTTGTATAGGTAAATGCTTACGTTTAGCTAAAGATGCAAAAGGCTCACCTGATGTTTTAAAACTAGTCCTATTGTCCACTTCAAAGATAACAGGAGTGTTTGCCATAAGATCAGTAACCTTTTTACCATGCTCATCAACAGGATTAGTAAGTTCAGCTAATCCAAATATAACACGCACACGTTTAATTGTACGTATAAGCTTTTGCATATCCTCACTAAGTGCCTTGAAGTCTTTGATATATCCTGCGGGTTTACCACAGTTGTAACCACCATGTGTATCTTTAAGGTCTTGATTCAAAGAGTCAGCCATGATTGTCTTTACAAAGTAACCCGGATTATCTGCATCAGTACCCTGTACGTATTTTTTGTACATATACCTTTGCATGAATGGTCTCAATGTTAGTTTGCTACCATAGACAATCTTGTCGTCAGGCATTTGTATAGAGTACGAACCACCTTTGACAACAACAGTTTCTGTCTCCTCGCCATCAATAGTTTTCATACCCATAATTGGAGCATGTATTATTTTTACTCTAGCAAGTGTAGATGTTTTAGTTTCAGATGAATCATCATCATCAGCTACACCCATTATCTTTGCCATTTCAGCATTGTATGTATTCATATTATCTTGTGTTACTATATTGGTAGTCATTATATCCTCACTTTCGACTTTTATAGAATCTATAGTTATACACTAAATTTCTTTCGTGTCAAGCCAATTTTTACCTATTTTTGCTTCTAATAGTAATGGCACATTAAAATCAATATTATAGTATTGGTGGATGATGTCGTGCAGATTTTGATTTAGGTGTGCTACTGCCGCTATCACTTCATCCACCTCGTTAGGATGTACATCAACAACGATTGAATCGTGTACTGTGTTTACTAAACAACTCTGTAGATTTCCTAACAATTTCTCAAATTCCAATAATACTATCGGAACAATACATCCTGTTGCAAAACCCTGTACAGGATAATTCTTAATCATAGTAAAAAAACTTACACTGCCATTCATTCTCCTTTCAGCTTTTGGAAATTCATATTGTCTACCTGATGGTATGGTCACTCTTTTTGTAGCAACTACCTCATCAGCTAACTTCTGATGCCAAGAAGCAATACCCTTATATTTTTCATTAAAATGTCTATAGTATTCTGCTTCTGCTTTTGTTCTTCCATACCCACTTGCCCCATACAAGGGAGCAAATGTATGCATCTTAGCTACTTGTCTACTCGTAGGCTGTCCCGCATCTGATATAACTTTTGCAGTATAACTATGTACATCAAATCCTGTTCTTACTTCTTCCATAGCAACTTTATCTTGTGACAAAAATGCCGCAACTCTAAACTCTAATTGTGCAAAGTCAGCTTCAAGTATCTGTCCATTATCGAAACGTGACACAAACACCTTTTTTACAGGAAACGTGCCACCTCTAGGCATATTCTGCATATTAGGATTACGTCCACTAAATCTTCCTGTAGATGTAATATGTTGAGTTAGACCAACATGTAAGAACCCATCCTGTTTTGTAAATGTCTTAATGCCTTGAACAAAAGAGGATAAGTAAGAGTCTAACGCAGACAATCTCTTTACATTAGATATAAACTTAGATTGTGGAATTAAGTTATGAGCTAATGCTTGATTCTGTAGTACATCAAGATCACCTTTAGCAGTAGAAAAACCATTAGCACTTACCCAAGATTTACTTGTAGGTTTAAATCGTAACCCCGCAATATTTTGGGATGGTATCAATAGATATCCCTCACCTAAACACTTTTTACATATGTTAGGTTTTTTAAATTGTGTGCCATCTTTTCTAATCTTATATACTTTTTTATTGCCCTTACACTCAGAACACTGAATAGCTTTAGTTTTATACATAGGAGTAGTATTCTGTTCTACACAATCATTGAAAGACTTTTTATCTTTTACTTGTTGAAACAACTCTTCTCCCCAAATCTTTTTGTCTATTACTTTTCTACTATATATTACTTGAGATAACTGTTCAGGACTATTTAAGTTAATTGGTGTATCCCCCATTAAGATACGAACTTGATCTGATAAATCAAGAGTTATGTCTGTTTTTTCCTTTTCAAACTCTTGACGCACTCTCTCCAATTCCATCTCGTCAACTTTCATGCCATTCATATACATTCTAGTTAATGTCTTACATACCTTGTTTGTAACATCTAGTACCTTATGTAGAGTCTTATTCTCTTGATCCTGATATCTCTTAAACAATGCCCAATAAAGACAACGAGTAACTCGTATATCATCTTTAAGATAATTACTTAATTCAGCATGAGGTATATCTCTAGTTGTGTATCCTTTTTTAAAGTACTCTTTAAGAGTGTCTGACTTACCATATGGCAACTCATATCTCTCTGCACACTTATCAAGTGATACACCACCTTTTTTGACTCCTCTACATAAGACATACTCAGCCAACATAGTATCATATATATCACAATCAAATTCAAATCCACAATTCCACAGCCATTGTAAATCATGCTGTGCATTATGCATAATTAATAATGTAGCATCTTTTAATATAGCTTTCAGTTTGCTTACATCGTCTGCTTCTTTCTCTGCATGGTCAAAAGTAAATACCTGTGGCTCACCATTACCATTTGCATCACCAATACCAACCATCGTTAATGTATTAGTTGGTTCATATGGATCAAGGTGTAGCTTGCCATCTCTAGTTATTACTGTGTTTTCTACATCAACTACTATTTTCATCTTATCCTCAAGGTATGTAATGTGACTTATCTTTATCTAAGCGACATGTAACTGTACCATGCCACCCATTCAATTTATTCTTAGATACAACAATATGTCTTATATCTGTTTCTTCCTCACCCTCAAGCATGGGATCTTTAGATAACAGTAACATCAAATCTGTTTCTGCCGCTTTTCCTGTCTTAGAACCCTCAAGCATGGATTGATTAGGTGTGACTCTGCCCTCTGCTTCAGCAGATAACTGACTCATCCATATTACTGCACAGTTATATATCTTAGCCATGTTTCTAGCATGTATTGTTGCATCTTTCAAATACACATCAGACTTATCACTTGTACGCATAGCAAATTTGTCACCCATATCCAACACAACAATGTCAGGCTTAACTGCCCTAATAACTAACTCAACATAGTCCATGTACTTATCTGTACAATCTTTAATTGATAAGCGATCTAACACTCTCTTGTATAGCATCTGTGTTTTAGAGGGATTTGCTCTTATTTCATCTCTACTCATTCCTGTTGCCGCACTCATGTAGCGAATACCAACCCTGTGATACGCTTCTTCATTTGTGAGTATGACACACCTTGCACCCTGTTCAACAAATCCACCCGGACCTGCTAAAATTGATGCCTGAAACGATGTTTTGCCTGTGTTAGGTCTTGCACCAATCATAACCAAATGCCCATCGCTGATGCCCTCTATTCTTTGTTTGAGAGTGGGTAAGTTAAACTTCCACTTAGCTTCAAGGTTGTTTAAACGTAGGAGAGTTTCCACACTTATGTCTTCCCAAACAATCTCTAGATTAGGTAGAAAGTCATCATTGTGCTTATGTATTATCTTACGTAGAGGCTCTAGTGATTTAGTTGAACCATTTACATAGTCAAATCCTATGTTTGCAATCTCCTCGCCCAACGTCTGCCTAAACAAACTAGATAGAACATCACTAGCTATGTCCTTGTCCATAAGCTGTTGTTTGTTTAATTTAGAAAACAAGTTTGTATAAACCTGTCTATTAGCAGTTGTCATTGTAGGATTGTTTGCCATAAACAAAGCCTGTAGTTCATCTACAGTCAAACTCTTCTCATACTTCTTCATTGAATAGTCTAACACTTGCTTAATCTTAACAACATCCTTTGAAAATATTTTATCAGGTGACTTAGCACCCTTATGCTCATCATAGAATTTCTTATCCATGAGTGATCGTATTAAAGCCAACTCTGTCATGCTAACACCTCTCTTAATCCGTCTATGTCTTCAACTTTCCTATATTTTATATCATCTGTCAAGGGGTAAGCAGTCACTTCAGGAACATAATTTTTTAATTCCTTTGTATAAGTAACTGTCTTACTCCTCGCATCAGGGTCTAGGGCAACTACACAATGCTCATACTTAGACAAAAAATCAATGTGTCGATGATTGAGATTAGTACCCAATATGGCAACACCATCGACATCAGGAAAACAATCATAGACTACTAGAGATGACACAACGTCCTCAACTATGATTGCTTTCTTTTTTCTCCCCCACGTATGTTGCACGTAGTAGTCTGCCCTACCACTGTAACGTAGCCATTTCGGATGCCCCCCAACTAAGCTACGTCCTATAGCATCTATGAGTGTACCATTCTCGTCTCGAAGAGGAAAAACAAGACGATCATCTTTTACATCGTACATCACATAGGATGCTGATAAGTTCTTATGCAATCCCCACTTAGACATGAAAGCTTTGATGAT